CTATTTAAAAAGATCGCTAACTGATACAAATTCAATATTTCCATCGCCTTGTAATTGGGTTAGCATCGGGATTACTTCCGTATGAGCATTTAAAAATGCTGCAAAACCATCAATCTTCCGGTATTTACTCTGTTTAGACGGTAAAAAGTTTCCATTACGATCTTCCACAAGTTTTACATTGTTCATGTACCAACGGAAAAGACGGTTTTTATTACTGATTATTTTTCCATCCAATAATAATTCTTTTACATCCTTTAATGCTGGACTTAAAGTTAAATGTCCTTGTCGAACTGATTCTGTATTAAATCCATATGCTTTCAAATCTTCATTTAAACGATAAGCATTTGCTGGATCATAAGTAATTTTCTTTATGAAATACTTTTCAGATTGTTCAACAAACCAATCATAGACATACTCATATTTCACATACTCACCAGGTATAATAGTGAGCCAACCCTTGTCTTTAAATTCTTTAAAGCTAATATTCTCGTTATCACGATCAACTTTAGCCTGCGGAACCCAACTATGAGATAATACAAAAACCTTTCCGTCATCTAAAGGAAACTCTAAACAAGCGCTTGTAAAATCCTCTGTTGCAGACAAATCATAACCTGCAACACATTCTTTACCATCCAATCCCTTTATATCAATAACTTTCTCATTTCTTTTTAATATCTCAATGCCAACAAAGGACATTTCATCATTATCAACAAAGAGGTTAAATTGTTTTGTAATCCAGTCATTCTTTTCAGCATCCGTATGCTTGTCTGTATTCCAATCATCAATAAGCGATGGAAGATCTAGCGAAACTCCCATATTAGGATTTGCTTTAATCCATAGTTCAGGATTCTCAATTTCATCCACGCTATCCATTTCAGCCATGAAATAAAACTTTCTATCTTGGTCGATAACTCCTTCCAAAACATCAGTTGCAATTTCATAGTATTGTACAAGTGGCCCTTCAAGCTGATATCCTGCTGTAGTGATGTAAACAATCATTGGCTGTTTACGTGCGCCACGTGATTTTTTAATAACATTAATTAACTTAAAGTTTTTAAATTCATGTATTTCATCAAAAATACCAAGGTGTGTATTTAATCCGTCTAATTTCTTACTATCTGATGCACGAGGTTCAATTTTAGAATGAGTTTTATCATGAAAAATCCCTTTCTGATTTTCACGTAAATGTTTCCGAAGAAAGGGTGATTTTTGAACCATTGCACGACTTTCATCAAATAATTCTCCAGCTTGTTGTTTTGTATTTGCCAAAACATAAACACGAGCACCCGGCTCATTATCTTTAGCTACAGCATAATTGGACAAACCAGAAATCATTGTAGTTTTTCCGTTTTTACGTCCAATAAAAATAAGGCCCTCACGAAAGCGCCTGTAACCTGTATCTTTATGAACCCATCCATACAAAGAACCTATAACAAAGTGCTGCCACGGTTGTAGAACTAGCCTTTTATAGTCACCTTTTGACGGACGACAGAACTTTTCAATATATCTTATAGGTCGATGAGCTTTTTCTTCATCGAATATCCAAGGAAACTCCTCAGTACCCTGTCTCTTCAAATCATTTAGATGACGTTGACAAGACAAGATATTTTTCTTACTAGCTTTTATGTTTCCCTTCACAACTTGTTCTGCATACCAAGTTGTTCTTAGTTCAGGAGAGGGATCTACCAAAATATAAAAATGCTTTATCTGTTCATTTCGCCAATTTTTATACCACTTGGATATTTCAGATGGCTTAGAAGTCGTCGAAATCATCATCAGAGTCTCCAGTTAGCTCTTCCTGAAGCTTTTTACGGCTTGCCCCAGTCAACCCTAGCTCCCCTAAATACTGACGTATCTGCTGTAAATACTTAGGTATCTCTGATATCAAAGGGTGCTTAGTCAGATTTGTAGCATTAGCTTTATTTGTATGCTCCATTGTCAGCCCTTCTTTTTTAACATTAGCTGCCATCTCTCTAAACATTTGATAACTGAAAGCAATCGTTTCAACTACAATAGGATCATTGATATCCGCCTTCCCTTCACCTTCTAAAACAGACCAAATACGAATCCAAGTATCTTTTCCTACCTTTTTTAAATGGGTAGGTGGTTTTCTCTCATTCAATCCTTTATCCACGATATCACCTCACTTACATTTTATGGATAAAAAGTGTTGTCTCAAAAATAAAAGTCCTCTGTTTTTGAGGTTTACCCCCCTTTAGAAAAACCACTTGCGCTACGCACGAAGGAGGCATCCGGTCTGGGCGGAATCGGCTCTGAACAATAAAAGGAGGGGGGCTATATTAATTCTGTATTTGCTTTGGCTTTTACAATTGATATCTTTCTTTTTTTCTTCTTTTTTCCTCCACCCTTTTCAGGATGCTCTTTGTTATGACATGCATTACATAAACTAATTAAGTTATCTAATGTTAATGCAAGTTCAGGATATTCACTTCTTTCTTTGATATGATGGACCATATCAGCAGGTACTGGTATCAATGGTTCATGCTTCATACACTCTTGGCAACGGTAGCTGTCTCGTATCAGTGCGAGCTCTCTACACCCTCGCCAAGCTGTGCTGTCATAGAACTTCTTCGCTTCTTTATCTCGTTTGTATTTATCGTAAAACTTTCGTTGTTGTTTACTGCCGTATTCCTTAGTCACAGTAACAACCAGCAAAGTAATTCGTTTCAGCTTGCATTGCTTTTCTTCGGTGTTCAACTAATTGAGGGTTACATTTATTTACTACTAACACATGCTTCTTTACTTCCATCAAGTCCAGTCTTACTTCGTATACAGCTTCACTTGTATCAACAATTTGTACATCTTCCTTTAGCTTTAATATCTCAATTAGTTCTTCAGTTGAAAGCTTGGATAATACTTTTCCAACCGAAGCTTCTTCCACAATAGAATGATTATGTTGAATGATTTCAGTATTGCAACGCTTATTATCAGCTGGTACATGTTCAATATGAATGTATGTCCGATTAATCTTATCAATCGATTGTGATTCCCAATCAAATGCAACCCGTAACTTTCTATCTATCTGTTTGCCTTTGTAATGTACAACCGGATTAGTATCTATATCGGTTAATGTAATTGTTAGTAATGGTTCTGGTTTATCGAGCATATCGAAAAACTTTCTGATAGCTTGCCCATTCCTTTGACCATCTGAAGTAGTTATAGATTCAGAATGCTTATCATTTACAAATCCTGTAATGACTTTGAATCCTAGATTAACTAATTGTTCGATTTGTTCTGGTTTACAACATTCATCAAATACAATAGCATTACTATCTTCGCTTAGTTTATTTAACTTGTGATGCCTATCAATCCCAATAATCTTTTCATAATTAAACTCAAAACGTAGTTCATTAGCTATTGCATCACAATTAACTATAGCAATGTAATTATTTTCTTTTGCAAACTCAATCAACGCTGTCGTCTTTCCAATCATCCTTTGATGTCGATTAGTTAGAACATGCTCACCTCTTCGTGTAGCTAATTCTAAACATTCTTTAACACTTCTTTGAGATAAATTTAATTTCATCCTCATCTCACTCCTCTTAATCTTGATTTATCAATCACCCATGTCTTACCTATCTTCTTTGCTACAATTTTTCCTTCAGCGCATAAGTTCTTAACATGACCAGGTGATACATTCAGGATAGATGCAGCTTCATTTACACCAACTACATTGTGTAAGAATGTAGTTATCTCCTTACTCTTTGTGTTCATTTGCTTTGATACAGTTCCGATCTTTCAATACGGATTTAATATGTTCTAATAAACTTTCTTGTGTTGTGAATCTTTCATCAACAACTGGTGCAGCATCCACAATGCCATACACTTCCGCCAGTGGACTTATATATTCCGCAACAACAGCACGCTTTCCATCTTCACTTTTCTTTCCAATACCTATAATACGAGTTACAATTCTCGCGAAACTGACATTCCCTTCTTCATTGTAACTAACAACTTGTACCTCTTCCCCATCCACGATGCGAGTAATTCCTTTGCTATCCATTTTTAAAGTTCCACATGTTATTCCCATTCCTCATCACTCCTCAAAAAAATAGCACCCGAATGGATGCTTTTCTCTCAAATATCCATTTATGTTTCAATTGTGGTACGTGAAGTTTTATTCTTTTTCCAATCACCTAATGTTGTTACATTCATCTGCGCCAACATTATTAAGTAACTGGAAGAAGAGCAAAAGCTCTTCTTATTTTCTCTTTTGTGCTTCTTCCATCAAATGATCTACTAATGTTATTTGTCCTGCTGTCACAGCTTCTTCAATACCAATAACACCATCTTCATCGCGTTGTTTAATTAACTTGGCACCCAGTTCGCCTTTTAATGATTGCAACTCTTGTAATTTGATATAAGGTTCTTTCTTCATCACTATCACCTCCACATAAAAAAGGTGAGCGATTATTTATATCACTCACCTCTACATTAAACTCATAAAACTATATGGGTTGAGGTTGCACTCCTCTTCCAGCTAACAACCACGACAGACACTATCGGCAAACTTATCAGGTTTCCCTCATTCCATCTACCTAGGATGTTGTTAGCTCGAAGAAGAGCAAAAGCTCTCCTTATTAACGGTATCATTCAATCAGTACCATCTGCTGGTTTCGGATTTTATGCGCCGTCATTACGAACCGTTTAGAATTTTTGAAACGACATAGTGAGTTATGTTTTCCGCCACTTCTCACAATACAAATATATCATGTTAAAAACCAAAACGTGTCCGTAAATAGTTCGCAAATAGTTCACGAATAGTTCGCGTTTTTTATTTCTGTATTTTTTCGTATCGTTTTTCGACCTCTTTTCGCATAGTTTTGATTAGATATGGTCTTTAATCCTTGAAAATGAATTAGCTATAAACTAGATTGTGTTGAGTTAACCTATCCTGTTTTTTCTTAGAGCTATCAAGCTTTCAACCATTTCATCAAAATGAATTTGACACTTTCAGTTTAAAGCTAATTCAATAAGTGATAAAAAAATAAAGGAATTAGATTCTAAATTTCCTTTGATAATCATTTAATGTATCTTGTTGGATTCCTATATATCTTAAAGTCTCTTTCTGATCTGTATGATTTAACATTTGTTGTAAAGCAACTACATCTTTAAACTGTTTATAATGATGGTACCCGTACGTCTTTCTAAGTGAATGAGTTCCAATACGTTCTAATCCAAATTCTTGTGCTGCCTGATTTAATATGACATATGCCATTGATCTTGTAATAGGTCTGTTCTTTCCATTCCTACTTTTAATGAGAAATTCATTCTTCGGCTTTCCTTTTGTATAATCCCTTAATGCTTTCTTTAAATCAGAAGGCATCTTCACATCTTTAATCTTATTAGTTTTCTTTTCACGAATAAAAATATTCCACCCTTCAACATCACGTACTCGTAAACGTAAAATATCTGAAATGCGTAATCCTGTATTAATACCAAGAAGGAACAGAATGTAATTACGTTCATTCTGTTCCTTAAAATATTCTTTTAGTTCTTTAATCATTTCTTTGTCTCTTATCGGCTGTACAATGTTCATACTATTCCTACCTCTTCAGTTTGCGTATTTTGTTTAAATACTTCTTTCCGTAAACTGAAAGCTAAACGTAATAAAGCTTTTCCTTTCACTTTATAATACGTGGTTCTACCTAACTTCACTTCATCCATTATGTCAGGATCGTACCCCTTCTCTTCCTCCATATAATACATATGAATAATTTGTCTTTCTCTTTTTGGCAGCCTATTAACAGCTCTATAAACCCAATTCATAAATTTATCTCTAGCCATCTCATATTGTACCCTTTCAATCGCTATGTTTTCGGTAGAGCTGTTGAATTCATTCGTTACAGATGGAAGAACAATTGAATACGATGCGGTTACTTTAGGTAAAATGTCACTTGGCATTTTACCTAAATACATGCGATACTCCTCAAATACTTTTTCTACTTCATTTTTTGTCTCTTCTTCATCTAAAACAGGCATTTTAAATGATAATTGTTTATTCATATTAAATTCCTCCATTGTTATTATTTTTGTCTTACTGCTCCACGTCTGCGTTCATAGCGTGGCCCATGAACTCCCATTAACTCTTCAATTTCACGAGTACTAAATTTCTCTTTTCGTTTTTTCTTGTCTTTCTTCTTTTCTTGTTTTGATTGCTTTTTCCACTCACGTAGCTGATTCTTTAACCCATTCATCTCCCCATCTCCCTTTTCAAAATAAAAAGGACACCAACTTCTCAAAACAGCTTTAAATGCTGTTTTGAAAAGTTAGTGTCCTCTAGTTTTCTAGCCGGACATTATCCATTCGCTTCTTTAATCTCTCGTATAAAAGCCAATGAATTGTCAGTATTTTTTTCAATATATTTTTCAAAAAACGAGACCTCTATATTAAATAAGTAAGTTAATAACTCTATCTCACATTGTAACTTCACTAATAGTTGTTCTACAGTAATAATTTTCTTATCTAAAACATACTGGAATATACTTCTTATTTTTCCGGGTCTAACTATAGGTATTTCACTATCTAATGGCTCTTTTAATTTATAGCCATATCTATGCAGTAAAACATTAAAATATCTGTATTGTTGGTAACTCATCATTCCTAATGAATACGCCCTATGTCCCATTGCAGCAAGAGAGACTTTCCATTTGCGCTTTAATTCAATGTAATGATTTGGATTTGAGATTTTACTAATACATTGTAAATCGCCTATAAATTCCTCTTTCGGCATTAAAAAACTGGCAGCAAACAAATGAGCTTCTTGCTCAATCTCATTATATTGGCTTGTACTTAATTCACCAATATCCATTTGATGATGTAATAGTAAGTGCCCTAATTCATGAGCTATGTCAAAATTCCTCCTTACAGAAGATTTTTTGACATTCCCTAATACAATGTATGGCCTATTATAATTTGTCCATGAACTATACCCATCAATGTTATTTCCCAACATTTTTTCTATAATGAAGATACCTTTTTTCTCTAAAAGAAACATCAAATTCTCGTTATTATCCTCGTTCAATCCAAATGCTTGACGAGCTTTAGATGCAATTTGCTCTATAACCTTTTCTTTATTTTCCTCATTAAAATCTTGTTCATTTTTTTGACTTATACTATAGTTCCTTAACTCTACAATTATACTCTTAGGATAATTTAAAAACTGTTCCATATGGGTTAAAACTCTATCGATATTATTCATAAAAATTTTTTCTTCTCTTCTTTTATAAGGAGCGTTGCTAGCTGATCTATATGCGATATTGTTTTCATTTACCACATCAGGTAATTCATCATTTGTATAAAAGTACTTTCCCTTTAAATGAAACATATTCTTTAATTCATTTATCTTTTCTAAACTAGGGGATGTATACCCATTCTCATATTGCCATATGGATTGTTCTGTTACGCCTAATTTACTAGCTAGATCCTGTCTTGATAATCCATACAGTAAACGTATGTTGGTCAACTTTTCACCAACAAACATACATCATTCCTCCTTAAAACGCTTAAATATCATCATCACTTTTTTCTATAGAAACCTCCGTAAATTCATAATTGCTACCCGCAAACTCTTCCTCTGGATCCTTTTCATTTCTAATTACATCAAGTTCTTCCGGTACAAACCTCACAGTAGATGTTCCTATGAAATCCTTCCAACTTGCTATACGATACATCATCTCAGTCTCTGGATCTGGTAATATTAATTGAATATCCGAAATCATTTTGGTTTCACTATCTATAGAATAAGAAATAATATAAAAACGTTTAAACTCTTGTTTTAAGATTTCTACTTCTTTCTCTAATTCTTCCTCATCAATTCCTAATTTAGTCCCCCAAAAAGTTAGCTGTTTATTCGTAGATGCTTTTTTTATACTTTTTTTGTTAAAAGTTACTCCCTTATTCATTTCTGATAATTTATTTATATAGTTTGTTTCTTCATTAAATTTATTTTTTGAAGTTGGTATCTTATCCCCAATCGTTGAACTATTCTTTAAAATAAACATTACCTTATCATTTACATTCTTAAACTGCAAATACCCCCATGTATAACCAGCCTTTGATTTTCTATAATCGATTCCTAATTTATCACATTGCTCTTTTACATAATGGTCAATATGATTCCCCTTTACCCATGCATATGCACTGCTTACAACCATTGTACTTTTTTTCTCTTTTCTTTCAGCTAAATACGATTTATACCCCTTTAAAATCCCATCTACGATATGTTGAATAGTATTATCGGGAAACTGATACCCTTTCAATCAAATCATCTCCTTATGTATTTTTAGACAAGCCGTCTACGCTAAATTTTACACAAAAAGACGTTTTTTTTAAAGTGTTTTCAGCTAATATATATATTTATTTAAATGTAAACATTGGATTTTTATTAAAAGGATTATTTTGTTGAGTTATTTTTCATTAACTAGAAAAAATTGTTCCATTCCTCTTACGTCCTTCTTATACACTGGCATTACGTATATCTCTTCATTTATTAACAGTTGAAACTCTACACATTGTTTTTCTTTGTTCCACCCGTAACATGCCATAGATACCATTTTCGGTTCTGTTTTTTCTTCCATTTCTATTCCTCCCCGAATAAAAATCAATATTCCGTCAATACTATAGATACCACATTTCTTAACCTGAGCAGTTAGCTTTTGCTANNCATTCCTCCTTGAATAAATTACTAACTATTGTCCATACTATAAATACAATTAATTATTGAACTTCCTTCTTATCTTTTCTGTTAGGAGAGCAGTTAGCTTTTGCTAGCTGCTCTTTTATTTGTGACAAAATGAAATTTTTATTAGATTATTTTCGCATAACATTTCCAACTCTGTTCATACTATAGTTGTAATTCGCAATTACAACAGCAGCATGTGATAAGCACCGTTTTCATTTCTTACCAAGACAGCTAGCTAATCATGCTAGCTGTTTTATTGTATAAAATGAATTTTCATATACATAAATCACTTTATAAATGCCTAAAATAATCCAAGAACTTAGGAGCTAATCGATGGAATTAATACTCACAATTCTAAAATATTTATTAATTGCAATTGGAATTTCCCTCTTAATATCCTTAGGGTATATATGGTATTTATGAAATCAATTAAATTAGCGTTTTTATTAAAAACTTCTCACATTTAAATCGGACAAGCATATGTTATTGTATGGAAGCTTTCCATTCATAGCATTCTACCTTTCTTATTTGAGAGCACGCTTATATGTGTGCTCTTTTTTTAAAGTTAAAATTTCTAGCTGCTCTTTCGTTATTTCCATATCAACTGGATTATAATTCAGTTTTAATAAATTCCACGTCATTATTGAACGGTAACGGTAGACTTACCATAAACTTATAGAAATTTTGCACATCCTCTTTAGTTGATTTTTTTAAATCTTTTCTTCTTATATGAAGAGCATTTGTGATTTCTTGTGTATCTAAATATTCATCGCTCCAGTCACCACAATCTGGACCATTACATAAATAATGGTGTCTTTATTTTTAGCTTTAAATACAATTTTTGGTACCCATATTTTAACACCCTTTTTTTTCCAGTTATATTCCCCCTAAAAAACAACATAATAATAATGAATTTTAATTTGAAAGGAGTGAAAAAAATGCCAGATGAACACGGACACGGTGAAGGTACACATTGGGCTCATGTTGATATTCCTGAGTATTTCAAATATATACAGCATGGCGATCATGTTGACTTAGGTGAACATGTAATGTCTCATTCTGCTTTTTATAATCCAAGTGAAGGATTACAACACCCAGTAGGAGCGCCTCCAGGAGGTCATACACCTACAGGGTATCATTGGATAGGAATTCCAAAACATTATGATGGTCATGGAGATCACATGCACGAAATATCTGCTAATTGGGGCTTACATCCTGATCATTAATACGTTTTAAAGGTACGAATTCAAAATCGGAAAATACACGCTAAGTAAATGTCGAGATGAAAATAAGTATTATTGAAAACATTAAGATAACTCTTAGCGTGTTTTCCAAAAATTTTTGTATTATTATAGCAGCTACATACATAACCTCTCATTTCTCTATTAAATAACGCTTTTGTTCATTTAAAACTAATTAACTATTTTTTGAAAAATCGGAAACAATTATCTAGTGTTTTTTCTGAATACTCGTGATATTATTTTGTTGCTGGTGTTCATCAACCCGAGCATTCAGTAACACCATCCATATGCTCTACTCTCATCATTCCCTTTTGAGAGTAGAGCTTCCATTTATAAAACTGTACTTAGTACTCTGTGTATATTTGTACAAAATTCAAATTTTAAAAGAATGCTAGTTGACCACCCGGTCTTTCTAACAATGAAACAAGTTCCTGCTTTGGTGTTTCGTTAATTTCTTCTGGCTCTGCTGCCAATTCCTCAAAATTAGCAAACCAATGTATTGGAAAACATCCGCATAATTTTTTACGCTCACGATCATGCCAGAAAAAACAATGATTACCTTTAGGCTTTATAATGTAGTCCTTAAGCGGTTTATTTTTATAACCTTTTGTTCGCCAAATCAGTCGCGCTCTATACAGTAAACCTTTATCTAAATTAGGTGTATTAACTTGCGGTTCTGGTGTCCAAGCTTCTTTTTCCACCACTTGAAATCTCTCTGCTGGGTAACATCCAAAATGCGATTCTTTACGATCAAATTTGCTGACAAAGTAATGATTGGGCTTTGCTGGGAATAAAAAATATTCTTCAGTTATTCCCAGTAACGCTGAATGGTCTACATCTATGCATATACCCTTCATCTCTTAATACCCATTATTCTGACGCTGATGATTTACTTCGTTCTTCTTGTAATAGCCTTGTTCAATTTCTTCAAATGTGAATCCTAATTTTCTACCTAACCCTAAGAAGGAATATAGTAACTCTTCATACAGCTCGATATCTTGAGTTGCTCGAAACTCTGATACAGCTTCATATACATTATTAAATTGATTGACTATAGAATTTGATGCGTAAACTCTTGACTTAAGTTCCAATATTGCTAAATTATAATTTTCAGGTTTAAATCCAATACCATTTCCTAATGATGCTATAAAGTGCAACCCGTCTACATATTCCATTAAAATGACTTCTTTTTCACTAGGACCTTTATTGCTCCAATGCTTAAAGCACCTTGTTTCATTTGCAAGTTCTCCAATTTCAACCTGTAGAGCAAGGATCATATTGTAAAATAAACTTTGCCCTTCCAATCCATGCTCCTTAACGATTCTTGTATCCAATACCTTCTGCATCCCGAATATTTTAGTTAAGTTCATTTTCATTCGCTCCCTCAATAATTTAATTAAGCAACTCTTTTTTCCGTATCTATTAAACAATTAAGCATGTATTCTAAGCCAAATTGATCCAATATTAATGCTGCTACTTCAACTTGATGCCTTCCCAACCTGTTTGCTATATCTTCAACGTTAAATCGTTTTTTCCATAAATCTTTAAAACGTTCTATTTCGTCCTCATTCCAAATAAAATTTACTTCTTCTAAGGCGATATAAACATAAGGAGGTATTTCTTTTTTCTTTTTATTCCGAATATTTTTGTCACCAATTTGTCCTAAACCCATTTTCCGATTATGGATTTTTAACTTATCGACTTGATCTACAATAAGTGCCGCTACTTCTATTTGCTTTCTTTTAAACCTTTTGGAAATCTCTAAAAGTGTGTAGTTACTATTCCAAAGCTCCCGAAATCGGAAGACCTCTCTTTGATCCCATAAGAAATCCACTTCTTCTAAAGCAACATGAACTTTAAAAGCCGACATTTCCAACACTCCCTTTAATAGCTAATTAATTTATCTTTTCATTAGAAGTAGTTTTGACATGGCCAACCTTGCCGTTAACCCAAATTACAACTTGTTCACCAAAACCGCTTTCTGGTGGGTTGAATGCAAGGACTTCACCATCTTTTACCACAAGGAGTTTATTATTTGTAACATCAATCTCTTTTTTCATATGTTCCTCTCCCTTTTACTACCGCATATACTCGACAACATCAGGTTTAAATCCACTTCCTAAATAAATCCGTACCGGAATTATTTCTTTTTTATCCCTAGCCGCCTTACACAATTCTTCCGCTGTTTCCCAGTTAAAAAGCTTATCTACTGCTCTTTGAAATCTCCAAATCGCCATTACATATTGTTCAAAGATGTCATAACAATCATCTTGTTTAGTTGTGCGTGGTAATTCATCTGTGCCCTTTGCATTTCTTGGAACTTGGACACGTACATCTGCATATGTAACGCGTCCAGTTCCTTTCTTAACATTGGCTTTCATTACATCAAACTCACAAATTGCTGGCTCTACATCGAAAATATTTAATTGCTTAGGCATTAGCCTTCTCACTCTTTTGAAGAATGTCCAGCAATTCACTTGCGCCTTCCTTGCTCAAAAACATTCGCCCCCCCAATAATTCCATGTTTGATTCAGAAACTTCACCCGTTACAAAGCATGACTTTTCTTGTTTTCTTAAAACGATGTTTTCCCCTTCAACATGAAAGCCTAATGCTGTACCTTCATCAATCCCCAAAGTTCTGCGTAACTCTACTGGAATTACTACACGCCCTAGCTCGTCCACTTTTCTTGCAACACCTGTATTTTTCATACCTTACTCCCCTTTATTATTTTTATATTTGTTTAATATCTCATCAAAACGTTTCTGATTGCCTTCGGATTCGTCGTTTTGAGTTTGCTGTGGTTGCTGTATTGGCTCATTTTCTTCTTGTTCACGTAACCAATCTGGTACAACTTCCGTTCGTTTTGAATATCCTCTACCAGTACGTTTTTTACTTTGTTGTTTTCTTTTAAACTCTGCTTCCGATGCCGTTACATCATCTAATGTACGAATATTGTTATTGCTCCAATGCTTTAAAATGCCCTCAGCATAATTCCATTTTTTCTGCTGTTTCAAAGCACGTTCTATAGCTGCTTGTACAAGTTCTTCGCTTGTATCGTTTACCCATTGCGAAATACTTTCGGCTATGAACGAATTTAAAATTCCAAAATTATTTTCATAGAAAGAGAAGATACTACTACTTACATTCTTTGTTGTAATCTCTGTAGTAATATTTGTAGTAATCTCTGTATTTGTCTTACGTTCTAATGTAAGAGTCTCTTCCTTTTCATCGTAAGAGGGTGTTCCTTTAGAATGTAAGACCCTCTTACTTCCTAATGTAATAGGGCTATTACGTTTCAATGCAGGAGGGGCTTCATTTCCCCAATACATAACGGAGATTTTCTGAATTATTTCAGGTATAGGTTCAACATACATAACGTTATTGCACCTTGTTCCGTTAACAACAATCGTCCTAAATTCAATTTTTATAAGACCACGTTCTTTTAAAAAGTCACACGCTTCTTTTACTTGCCTTTTTGTAAATCCAAATGAATCGGCTAATTGTTGATAGCTCTTTTGAAGCATGTCCGCTTTGAACTTTTGTTTATATTTAACTTGACTAGATTCTTCACATCTTACTTCAGTAGGTTTATACCAATAAACGAATTCCCCTAAGATAGTAATTGCAACAATATTAGGTTTACCATTTTCTAATGTAAGTGTTTTAAACCATCCATGATCTATAACATTGCCACGAAAATTTATTTGCCCTATTTGTAATACCTTGTTGTTCATAACCTTCACTCCTTTTCGTAAAACTAATGTGCTATTTCCTGACTCTCCGTGGTATACTTATAACAAATCTTTTTTCTTAAAGGACCCATTGCCGTGGGTCTTTTTATTTGGTTCTACGTCACTCCAAGCCCAGTTTTTTATTGGTTCGTAAGTAATGTAAAGCAACCATGCGCTGCATGCGATAAACATTGCGAATACAACTATTGATGTCGTATCTTCCACTAAATCACCTCCTTATTTATCAAACGATAATTTTATCGAAAATCCGAAATTTAATTTTAACTAGCATTTGCTCCCACCTTTTGCGCTTCCACCCATTTAAGAAAATCTTCCGCTTTAACACGTTTGCTTTTTCCGATTACGATTGTGGGAAAATCTTTTCTCTTCATAAGTGCATATGCAGACGATCTAGAAATGTTTAAGAATTCTTGTACATCCTCCGCCTTCATTGAGAATGGTAATTGCTTTATTTGGTACATGCTTTTCACTCCTTTATATTTAGGGCATATTGGTTTATTTAATCGAGATACTACATGGTAAGTAACAACACTCTCACGTTTGCTTCAAGCAAACCTAGAGGTAAAAAAATAAGTCGCCTTATACTGACTCCTTCAAAATTTCTTCTGTAGTTACATTTAAAAATTTTGCTAACTTAACTAGTTTGGTAATGCTTGGTTGTCTGTTCCCTAATTCCAAGTTGCAGTAAATTGATTTGTTTCGATAACCAATATTTTCAGCAACATCACTTTGACTATATCCCAGCTGTGTCCTTAAGATTTTAACTTTGGCAGTATCAAGTATCATCATGTTTTATCACCTTCATCTTGTTTGGTTAATTTGATTATATACCAAGGGGTTTGCTTCAAGCAACCCTTTTATTCAAAAAAATAAGTTGTCTTGTAGCAAACCTTTTTGATACATTCTATATAGAGGGTTCATAAACTATAGTTCATGGATTTTAGGGGAGGAATTATAAAAATGAGTGAAAATGTAATTGGCGTTAGAATTAAGGAAATACGAGTAGAGCTTCTCAAGATGAGCCAACGTGAATTTGCAGAAGCTCTAGATGCAAAAAAGACTATGATCTCTTTATACGAAAATGGTCGAAGAAATCCATCAAGAGAGACAGTTGAAAAGATGTCCCGTTTATCAGGTGTTTCAGCGGATTACATCATGGGAATTTCTGAACATAAAAGTTTAAACTCAAATGATTCAAGAGCATTAAAAGATGAACTTAAAGCAATAATGCTACAAATTAATGAACTCGATCCTAAAAAGCGTGAAGAAATAATAGCTATGATTAAGGATGAACTATAAGAAAAAAGCGATAGATAGCTTATTTGCTAACCATCGCTTTTTTTATTTTCTCAATTTTTTTCATCACTTCTTTATCACCTGTATATTTTTTTTCTAATGCCGCCTCTATTTTACTTTCAATTATAACCATATCGTTTTTTTCTTTTATTAGATTCCCCATTTAGCCCTTCCCCCATCACCATTAATTATTCAAAAATACCAAAATACAGAAAATGAATAACCCCTTAAACGTACGAAATGCCATCGCATCTTAAGATGCAATGGCATTTTAATTTATTTATTATCCTAAAGTACCTGGATCCATTTTCATTAGTTGTACTTCTTTTACTTTTCCTACGGCTTGATTATCTTTAGTTGGTACCGAACTAATCGATAACACTGATAATGCGAGCGTACACGCAATAACTACACTAGCAATTATTTTTTTCAT